CAGCAGGTAGCATCGCGCCTACTGTTAATCCTGATTTACCTAAAAATAAATCTTGTCCTATATTTGAATAAGCTTGTTGTGTAGATAAAGCGTACTCATTAAATATATCTAAAGCTTTTTTTCTTCCGTATGCAAAACCACCAGATCTACCCATAACATCATACAAAAATTCATTAATGATATTCATTCGTTGACCTTCTGTGCCGTAAAGAAAACGACTTATGTACTGGTCAATTACAGTTGTAGGAACTCCACCTAATGTTCCCATATCAACTAATGATTTTAATTCTCCAACCATTTCATGATTATTCATAAAATCGGTATTAACGTTTATAGTATTTTTTTGAGGAGCATTTTTAAAGAAATACGATGTCCATTGCATAGGTTTGTACATCGTTTGATAAGCAACTGCAAGCCCAAAATCTCGCAATTTACCAGCAGCATTGTACATTTTGTTTTCTACATAATAAAGATGAAGATCACTTTTAATAAAAGATTTTAAATCTTTAACAGACATTTTTAATTCTTCAGCAACCCATTTAATTCCTTGAGTTTCTAACAACTGCATTAATTCATCAGGAGTTGCAATTTTTGCAGAGTTTAAATTGTGTCGTGCTTTACCTACATCTATACCAGCATGATAAAGTTCATCCCAAGTTTGAGTAGTAGTCTTAGTTACTTCATTAGGAAATCTTAATAGATGTTCATTTTCTACACTTCCGGGTTTAGTAAGTAACCCACGTCTTCTTCTTTCAGCGTAAGCTTTTCCTTGACGACCCCAGTTTCTCCACCAATTAGCAGGGAAAAGAAGTTGTCCTGTGTCTTTATCAAATTTAGGAACACCATGATTAGAGTAATGTGTTTGCCAAAATTCATCTATATGCACCCAGTTATCTTTCATAATTTGAGATAACTCAGGATCACCAAAATTAGCTTTTATGTAATCATCAAGATCGTCGCCTTTTAAAATTACTGCATCGTACATTTCATGCAATTTTCTTGTTGCTTTATTTCTTTGAGCTGTAATAAGTTCTTGTAAAACAACTACTTCGTCGTCAGATAGTTGCCATTTTTTTGCAAGGCTTTTAGCATGCTCTTCAAAATATTGTGGTCGTATTGTTGCTGACCAAATTTCGTCATGCGTAATTGCTTTTAATGCTTTACTAAAGTGTGGTTCAGTTTGAATGTGCGTATAGACAGCATCGCCTATCATTCTTTGACTTATTGCTTCATGCCGCATAACAGAATCAGCCCAAATGCCACCACGCAAACCTTGTAGACTGTCGCCTTTTGACATAAAAGTTCTAGCGCTAAGAAATGCACGATTCTTTAATATGCCACCCCAAGATATACGTGGGAAAATTATGTTACTTTGATGACGTTGATTTAAAGCAACAGTCATTGTGTAATATCCTGCTTGTTCACCTACAAAATCCCACCAGCCATCCCACTCGTCAAGTCCCGGTTTTTTTACAGGTATATTAAAATCAGTAGGTTCAACAAAAACTCTTTCTGTTTTAATAACATTTCCAGCTTCATCTAAAACATCTATTATTTCTGTATCTTGTGTACCAATAGCTGTCTTTCTTTGATGATGCCATCTTTCCATACCTTCTATAACAGATTCAAAACGAGGATCTTTTCTAATTAACTCAACAAGAGGACTTGTTGTTTCGTGAGAAGGTTTACCAGCAGCTTGCAATATTCGTTGCTCTACTAACCACAATTCATGTTTTGCAAAAGCTTCATTAATTTGATCTACTTTTCTACCTTCAGAACGAAGTTCTTCTTTTCTCCATCTAGAAGTATTTCTAAAATAAGTATCCCCAGATTTTTCTGCCCATGTTTTAAGAACACCTTTAACAGATTTTCTTGAACCGTCAGTACCATTAAAAATACCTCTAGTTAAGCGCGACCCTTGTCCTACTTCACTAGCAGCTTTATAAGCAGGAACTCCCATTTCAACAGCTTCTTGTAATTCATCTAACGCTCGTATAGCAGAAGCAGCTTCACGCTCTGTTTGAACTGCGCCTTGATAGCCTTGAAGAGTAGAATTATTACCCATTCTTATACTAGAACGAGCATGTCTAATTTTAGCTATACTCATTAAACCGGCATTAGTAGGATCAAATGTTATAGATCCAATAATTTCAAAAGTTACTCCTATAGCTTTTCTATTCCAATCATAAAAATTACTTGCATGTGAAAGTGCTTCTTGACGACTGTCATAATATTCCACACCTCTTATTATTTTTTCTCCATTAACCCATTCTTTAGCTTCTTCATCGTAAACTTCAGTTTCGTAACCTTGAAAAGAATCTGGTCTTTTAGTTTCTAAACCTTCAAATCCCCAAAGATCTTCTCGTCTAGCACCACCAAAATAAGGTGGAATTTGCAAAACAAGATCATCCCAAGCATCCATATGAAGCCCACCGTAAGTAATGTTTCCTGCCATTGCGTATCTTTCAGCGCCACGCCAAGAAGTAGAATTTAATACACCGCTCGATAAAAATCGTTCCATGCTTTTACGTGCGTCTATTTGATCTCCACCATTTTCATCTAAGTAATATCTAAAAATTCCTTCGGAGATATCCCCATATCTTTGGGTATATAAAAGCTGTTCGTATAATGTTTCATTACCATTAAGTTGATCTTTAATAGCATTAATAGTTTCATCAGAATATGTTGTTTCTGCGTGTTTAGCGTTATCCCAATATTTAACAACACCGTGAAAAGGTTTTAATAAATCATTTGGATGAATGCCAGTCATACTGTCCATCCCAACAGCAAAACCTCTCTTAGCTCTTCCTCCAACATTATGAAATAACCAATCAATACCTTCAATAGTTTTTCGTGGGATATAACTACCAGCCGCACCAATCAAAGAAATAGGTGCCGTAACACCTAGCCAAGGATTTTTAGCTATCGTTTTAGCAGCAGTTCCAAAATATTTTTTAGGATGTTTAATAGCATCTATTGGGTTATACCAAGACAAAGCATTTTTTTTAAATTCACTACCTACTTCTTCATCAAAAAAATCTTTCCAATCCCAAGGATTCCACCAATCAATTTTATCTTTTTGAGGCAGTTCGTAACCAAATTGATTTAATTCATTTCGCGTAGCATCAGGTAAAGCATTCCAAAAAAATCGTTGCGATTCTTTTTTCATTCCTTTTAAATAATCGACTGCTGAATTTTTATGAGTTTCATCTAAAGCAGAATAAAAACTTTGAAGCATTTCTCCATCAGAAATAGTTGTGTTAAGAATCAATTCACTTAACAGGTCGTTATCTAATTGGAATAAACCTCCTGCACCAGCGTCAGATAAAAGTTGCAGCCTTCTATTAAAAGTAATTTGCGCTTCATCATTAGAACCACCAGAAGGAGAAACAGATCTTCTTTGTCCTCCACGTCCACCTCTACTAGAAGATCCTCCGCCTGCGTAGACTTCTTCTTCTACGCTCATAGTGTTTGGCGGCTCTTAATGTGCGAACCTAGTGATTGTAATACTTCGCTTTCCGCATCTGCTAAACCTTCAAGTAATCTATTTTTAACAGCAGTAACTTTTTGATCTTGTCTAAATTGTGCAGAATCTAAAGTTCTATACAAACCAGCAGTTATATCTAAAATAGGATCATCGTCAGCAGCATTCATAGCCATCGTTTGAGGATTGTACATTCGTGCTGCTTCCAAAGCATCAGGTGAAGCTTGCGGAGCGCCAGCAGAAACAATACCTTGTGGCCCTTGCAAAACAGGTTGAGATGCAGGAGCATTAGTAGGCATTCCTCTATTGTCAGGTAAACCTATTTGATTCTGAGCTTCAATGTTTTGTTGACCCTGCCCATAAACAACGTCAGGAGAAGTAGCCGCAGGTTGTGTACCACCAGCTTTATCTATTTTAGGTTTAGGTGCTGTTCTTGCCATTAGCCACCTGCTGCTAATGCCGCTTGCATTTCTGCTACTGCTTGTTCAGGTGCCACATTTTGCGGAGCCGCAGGTGCGCCTTGTGCCATAGCTTCAGGCGGTAAAGCTTGAGGAGGACCAGCAAGACCCATAGCTTCTTCAGGAGATATAGCTTGTTCTGGTTCTGGAGGAGGAGCTTGCGCTGCTTGCATTTCTCTAATTTCTTCGTCAGCTTTTTCTATAGCTTCAAAAATATCAAATCCTTTTTTACGATGCTTTTCAATTTTAGATATATAGACTACAGGCAACGCGCCTTGAACAGCTTGCTGTTGTATAGCAACCATAACAGCTTCTTCTAATTGTTCCTCATCAACTCGTCTACCTTCAGCTTCAGGATCTTCAATAAACGGATGTTTTGTTCTAAATGTTGAAAGACTAATACCTTTCATTTGCAACAACTGTCCAAGCTGAATAGTTGTACCTTGAACATCAGCACCCGGAACTGAATGAGATACTACGTTATCGAACGTTTCAAAATGTTCGTTAGGCGTGAACTCGACCTGTCCAAAATCGCCTGCATAACCAGTGAATGTAGATATCGTTTTGCTTCCAAAGTATCCTTTATATGTGGCGAATAAACATTCATTGAGATGGGGAAGATGTCCTTCCATGATCTCTTGAAGTTCTTGTATCCTTGGATCAAGAGCGGCACCCATAAGAGCGTCAATACCCCTACCAGTGCGAAGAGCGCCATAACTTTCTCCCCCAATTTGGGGAACCGTACCTGTCGATACTCTGGCATTACGTTCGAGTCTATCGATGACGATGTTCGTATTCTGGTCAGGTGATCCTCTAAGCTCCCCGATTTGTTCTGCGTCGAGAAGAACATTGACCTCGCCTTCCCTACCATCTTTCCACTCACCTCCTACTATCATCGGCACCTGTCCTGAACGTCCGATGATGTAGCGATCTGGGAAGATTGCTTTCTCTTGGGCTATTATTTCAAGTGCCATTAGTTTTGCCATAAGATCGACCATCCCAACGACGTTCGATACTGAAGAAGAAATTTTATCTAAAGTGACACGACCCGGAGTTATTACTGCTGGCATACCAGCAAGATTTTTATACCTTGACAATTCTAACTGTGTGCTGTGATAAGGGTACGATTGATTAAACTGGTTATAACGAGGTCCCATTATTCCGATGACAATATCTTCTTCGTCAATCCATTCACAACAATCCCATAACTCTTGCCGTGCATTCTCATCAGATGCTATTGGTCCACCATTCTCATCTCGTGAAGCAGGATAGTTAGCCCTTAACCAATCACCTGATTTGCCATAAACAAAAGCACAGTTACGTGGAATATCATAATTCTCAGCCGCAGATGGTTCAGGATAAACACCAAGAGGATCACGAACCTCTATCTTAGGCATACCCATATTGAAATCTGGTGTTACTACAAGAGCAGTAGTCGCGTAACCAGCAAGATGTCTGTAAGCGCGACGCATTTTTAACTTATATTTATTCTGATACCACGTAGCTGCAAGCGCACGTTTACGAATATCAGCATATTGCCTCGATCTTTTACCACGTTCTTTACTAGGATCAATAGCAGGGCAACCTATATATGGGGTTACAGATGCTGCTCTTTGAGCTACAGCATCAATGTTTTCAGATATTAAAGCCGGAGTTAATGGAGGAAGAACAGGTTCTTCGTCCATAGAAGGAAGAGGTATAACATAATCACCGTTATACCTATCTTTAATATCAATCATCTTTGACAACAAAGGTGACTGAATGTCTTGTCTCTGTCGGACTATTCCGACTATTTCCTCAAAAGAATACGCCACTAATAAGCTCCAATTTTAGAACGTGTCTTATTATAAGGTAGCGCTTTAAAGTTAAATTGTGAAGAGTCTACAGCAAAAGCTTGCTTTCTTTGTCTCCAAAGAATCCATATAAACCACAACGCCATCACCCTATCTTGCCTCAATTTCGTACCTCTTATCAAAGGTCGCCATGATTTAAGCTGTCTTATAAGCTCATCAGCTTGATGCCTAGTAACAGGATCATCAGCGTAAGCTATGTCTATCTCCCCCCGCATAAACGATAAAGCCATCGACGGTATCCCAATAGTTTCATCATATTTGTTTATACCTGTTAGATGTTCCCTAACTCTAAACCCGTATCTTTCAGTCATTTCTATAAGACGTTCATCACGAGACAACCCTTTTTGGAACACCATCGCTTCTATAACTACATCAGAAACAGTTGCACCATTTTTTTGACAACGTAAAATTGCTTCTTCTACTACCTGAAGTATCTGCTCATTTCTAGTTAATCCTTGATCTTCCTGTAAGAAAAGTATTTTTAATTTTCCTTCATGCGGTGTAGCTGCCATAACACAATTCATTCCACCTAACGCAGGGTCAACACCAATATAAACAGTGCAATCTTTAGGAGGATCATGCAACGTAGAACGCAACGGATTTAAACATTTCTTAATAGAATCATCATCAAACGTAGCTTCTAAAGAACTTGAAGGTTCTTGCATATAGTTACGTGACCAAGCTTCTTCACCAACTTTGCGTCTAATCCTGTCAAGAGCTTCCATAGAAAACATCTCAGGCCACAAAGGTTCAGGATCTTCGTCACCATTTTGTACTATTGCAGGAAAACGAATCACTCTAAGAATATCTTCATCTATCTCAGTCATAATCCTCTGATAGAAATCATCTTCACCTACACGAGTACCGTTAATACTTGTACGCCCGTTCTCTCCCGGACGAGTTAACCAGTCCTGTCGAAAAATCTCGAACATCTGTTCTGTTAGATTTAACGACACGCGAGATTGAATATCATCAATGTGTAGATGGTCGGTACGTGTACCAGCAATCTTTGATCGCCAACCTAAAGAAACCATCGAATAGTCACGCTCATCATGTGCAGACTTTTTGTATACATTAAAATAATCTGCTCCCCACGCTTGAGCAGTTTTACGACCAGACGCATTCTGTGGAACAAAAGGACCATACTTAGCTACATATAGTGGAAATGGACCAGTTGGTTCCATACGAGTACGAATACGACCAAGGATTTTCCTAGCCATATCCTGTCCTTCTGAACCTACTGTGATACGAAACTCAGGGTTTGTTGCAAGTTTGTAACAGAAATAATCTTCAGCAAGTGTTGTTTTACCGTGTTCAGGTGGCCAAAGAATCAGCGTAATATTTCCGGGGGGTGTGTTTTCGTATGCGTCTATAGCGCGTAAATGAAACCAAGGAGACATATGCCCGAAATGTTCTGATCTGAAATGTTCAAATGCTGGTGTATCTTTGTCAGGTTTTTCAGTATGAAAGTTGAGTCTTATAGCATCAGCTTTTGCAGCAAAGTCTGGGAATCTTTGCCTCCACTTTTCGTAAGCAGATCTTGTTACCCCAGTAGCTATAAGAGCATCAGCGACTTTTCCATTATTCTCTAATGATTCTAAGAATACTTTCCTGTTAAGGATGCCTTTATCTTTTGATGCGTTAGCCATTTAATCGAATACTGAAGGTTGTACTTCCAACTCTACTATACCTGCGGCTATAACCCCTTCATCCCCTGTAATTCTAACAGCATGTGTGCCAACTTCAGCTAACGTTAAATCAACATAGTAGATACCTGTTGCACTTTTAGTAGCTGCTGGTGTTGCATCTGTCCCACCTGTAGGTTTACGCCATGTAACTGTAACATCATTAATAGTATCTGTAGGATCAGTGTTTGTGCCGTCGCTTGTAAAAGTAGCCGTTACTCGTACTTGATCTCCTTTATCGTATGTTGGCATTAAAACTCCTAAGTAGTACTTACTTCTAATGTAACGTCGTGATATTGCGTTACTGCAATCGTAACATCATGATAAGTAGAAGTGGAAATAGATACGGCTGGTTTTTTGTACTTTACAAGAATAGTTGTACTTGTAGTACCTGCTGAAGATAACGCACTAGCTATTGGACGTTCTTTAACAATAGCTGATGTCCATGTAGCTGCCGCAGAAATACCTGCTTCTATGGGTGCTTCTCTGTCGATAGCTGCTACAACAGAAGCCGCGCTTGACGCAGAAACAGCAACAAAAGCTTTTTCGATTATCGCAACGACAGTAGAGCCGGTAGCTGAAACACTACTTGCTATTGGGGCTTCCATTATAATAGCAGCAGACAAAGACGCTGCTGAACTAGCCGCAACAGCTACAGAAGCTATTTCAATTATTGCAGCAACAGTAGAAGCAGTCGATGTGATAGAAGAAGCTATTGGAGCTTCCACAACTATCGCACCTGCAACAGAAGCACTACCCGATGAGGTAGCTGCAACTGATGCTTCCATTACTATCGCTGCTGAAATTGAAGCCGCAGAAGACACACTTGAAGCTACAGCCGCTTCCATTACGATAACTGG